CCGAAGCTCTAGCCCTGATGCGTCACAGCCAACCAAGACATTCCCAGTCTCCACAGTCCAGCACTGACGGCACTCAGGCCCATAGACAGACCCTGCGTTGGGAATCTGTGCCATGTTAGGGCTTTGGTGCGTCATCCGGCCTGTCACAGCACCGTTAGTGATAACCCTACCATGCACCCTACCGTCAGAGCCTACAGCCTCCATCCAAGACTCAATCTGTGCCACACGCTTCTGTAGCATCAGGTACTCAGCAATCAGTTTAGCCTCTGGAAGTTCGATCTTCGACAGGATAGATTCGTCAACCATCGGCTGTCCTGTCTCGGTAAACTTCTCTGGCTTCCACCCAAGCTCAATCAGTTTTTCTCCGATCTGCTTGCGTGATCCTGGGTTGAAAGTAACCAACAGCGGCTTGAGTTGCTTTCCTGTCTTTTCGCTAACTCGTGGGACTTCGTAGGATGGCCATCGCTGCTGCATTGACTCATATACCTCTGCCATTCTTCCCTTGATGTCAACAAGTAGCAGGGTTGCGTACTCTTGATCCAACTTGAAACCATTTCGTTCCTGCTCCGCAATGATGGCTGCTACCTTGTGCTCAAGGTCAACAGACTCCTGACTGAACTCCTTGCGGGTGACTTCCTCTGTCAGCCTACGGTACAGCAGCTCAGTGACTTCTACGTCTGCCGTACAGTATTCCACCAGAAGGTCAGGGAAAGGATTGTCAAAGCATTCACCCTTGTAAGCCTGCTGCCGTCCAGCAAGTTCTTCCCAGCGTGTAGCGTAGTCAATCTTTTCCTTCCCGAGTGTCTTCCCCCATGCCTCCAGGCTGTGTCCTTGCTCTCGACTCGGATCGAGCAGCCTTGACACTATTAGAGTATCGTAGCATTGGCTCAAACGAATCCTCGTCTGCCAAGTACGATTTAGGATCGGTGCATCGAACGCCAGAATGTTTTGGCCGATTATTAACGTAGCGTCCTTTAAATACGCCCCGAGGGTCGCGGCTTCCTTCCATGTCTTTATCTCTTTACTGTCAATGTCTTTAGTGATTACCAAGTGAATCGTACGGTGATCCGTCGATGTTTCGATGTCCAGCACTAGCCTTTTCATATCTGGCTTTCAGTTCTTCATACTCGTGGATTAGACTCTGGTGATTCCTTAGTAGCTCGTCATACTTCCCCTCCAGTTCCCACACCCGAGCCACGAGTGATTCTATGTCCATCATAATGTTTCCTCAACCTCAAGCATTCTGCCTGTGTAAGTGTCAAACAACAAGTGACACGCAGGGCCGGTGTAGCCATTGTACCTGTTCTTGGCCACCGAAACCTTTGTCGTGTGCCTGTCATTGTGATCCTCTGCCATGCTGTTGCGCTCCAGTGTAATCACTGCATCCGACAACTGAGCGATGGCCCCTGATCCCCGTAACTGAGACAACGACACTGCCTGTCCATCCTCGTGTCCTGCATTGCCCGTGGGCCTGCGAAGGTGAGACACACAGAATAGCGTAATCCCAAGTTCCTGTACCAGTGTCCGTAGCTTAGTCATCAGGTTGTCAATGGCCTTACGCTCGTCTCCTAAGTCCTGCCCTGACACCACGATACTGATGTGATCCAGGAACACAACCTTACAGTCCAAAGCCTTGGCCATATACCGGATACGGTTGAGCACATTCTCAATCTCCAGCGATCCGAAGTGGTCGAACAGGAACACCCTACCAGTTCCCAGAGTCGCATCGAAGGCATCCTTCAGTTCTTCGCCGGTCACTGGAGTATCTGGCAAGTGCAGCATCTTGTTAGCGTGTACTGACATGATGCTTCGTGCTGTCTTGCGTACAGACTCTTCCAGGAACATAGCTCCGATCTTCCAGTCCGTGGTCTTCAGCAGACCGTACAGGATTTCCCGCAGGAACTGACTCTTACCCAAGCCTGACCCGGCTGTGACGGTAATCAGTTCAGCGTCACGGATGCCATACAGCAGCTTGTTCAGTCCTTTCCACGGGTAATGCGCCTTAGCAGGCTGCTCGGGAGTGCTAACAGAGTCCCACAGATCAGCCGAGTTAACGATACCGTCCGGTACATAGACTTCTGCTTTCCACCACTCTGAAACAAATTCCTTAGTCGCGCCAGCAATGAGGTAGTCACAAGCATCTTTGAACCCCGACAGATGTTTTACGATCTTCGCTTTAGGCCCAAACAACTCAGCCACTTCTTTGGCTGCCTTGCGTCCAGGCTCATCAGCATCAAAGCAGATTACAATGTTCTCGAAACTGTCCAGCCACTCAAACTGTGTCTTACAGTCCTTCAGGGCTGCGTTAGCACCGTTACGGATAGACACAACAGGCCACTGACTCCCGGTAAGTTGGTAAGCAGCAAGGGCATCCAGTTCGCCTTCGACCAAAGTAACATACTTACCCCCTTGATGGAACAGGTTTTGACCAAACAACTTAGCCTGCTGGAAGTCTCCACGGATGGAGAACTTCTTCTCTTCTACATTCCTGACCTTGTAAGCGACGATGGCAGAATCATTGTCAAGATACGGGTAATAATGGTTTGAATCATCTTGCAGGACTCCGAACTTTTCACAGGTTTGTCGATTGATACCACGCTCAGGGATGCCCCTGACAGTGCCGCTAACGCTCAGGCTCTTAGCCTTGGGCGGTTTCGGTGCTTGTTGAGTGTCTTCCACGCTTACCCTCGTAGTGTTACAAGCGAAGCAGTGAGTGTGCCCGTCATCGTACAGAGCATTCGCGTCTGAACTGCCGCAGGACTCACAGGCAACATGCTTCACGAACTTAGATTCTGTCAAGATTTCTTCTCCACAGGAACAGCCAAAAGCCAATTAGAACCCAACATTCTAACAGATTTCACCCATTTTCGCATGTTTGCACGGTTTAATTCCACGCTGGCGTCAGGGTTATTCCACAGCTTGCGTGCCTTGATGAGCATTTTAATATTCATTCTGCACCTCTGCTGCTTTCTCGTCTGCTTCGTCTTCCAGGCGTTGCAGTGCCTTGGCGTTCAGGCTGTCCACAGGAAATTCCTTGTCGTCAATGGCCAGAGACAGGATAGAGGCTCGGTAGTTCCGGTGAATCTTAGCCTCAACCGTCACCAAACAGTCGCCCATGTAGGTTTCAAAGATAAAAGTCACGATGCCATCCTATAGAGTCCAATGTTAGCGAATGCGTAGCCAATGTAACAGACAAACATAGGCGTATTGCCTTTGTATAGCTGCTCCAGGGCTACGCCGAGGTAGATCAAGCCCGTTACAGCGATCAGCCATGCACTCATTGTATCACCTCCGCATCCCTGCAAGCGATCCAGTTGCGTGCGCTGTATTGGTCACGCTCACGAACCCAAAAGACAGCCTCATCAGGGTCAAACCACACCACATCGAACTGCTCACCGATGTGTTGACTGTACCAAAACAGACCATCGGAACAGCCTTTGACTTGAATCTTGATTACTTTTCGATCAGACATGATAAGACCACCACAAGAACAGTTGACAATAAGACGATCATCGATCATCGTCCCACTCAGACATCACACGGTTTATGTCCTTCATCACGACATCAAACCCATACAGACGCATCAAATCGACAATGGCATGAACAGTCCCAAAATAGTAGCATTCTTCCTGGAATGCTTGATTGTCACCTAGAGACCTCAGATATTCCCCTTCCAGGGTGCTCAGATCGTCATCAATGTGCATGATGTCCTCTTAAAAGTTAACATTAAAGGTTATTTTACATTATAAGTCTACTATTAATAGTCTACTTATAATATTAGTCTTTTATGTTGTCTTCCCTATACAGATCATTATAGACTACAACTTCGTCCGTGTCAACAGGTTCTTCGATGTCCACACAGTTCGCAAGGTCTTCCCTTGTCGTGACAGGCACATCGGCCATTGTGGACACCTCAGCGAAACACCCATTGCACAGGTCAAGGTAAGCCCCTGTGAGGGCATGCTTGCGGGTTGACTCATAATCGTTCAGGTTCTTATTGCAGCACTGACAGCGCATGTTAATCCTTTCAAGTGTTGTTTATTTACAACAGTGCATCTGACCACTTAGGGTTTACCCTAGGTTGTCTTGGATGCTTAACTGGTTCCAGCGGTTGACCTTTGAAGGTCGGAAAAGGCCAGTGTTTAAGCAATGAACAACGCTTCAGGCTACCTTGGTATTCCCCGACCCACGATAGCGCCTCTACGGGCCTTTTAAGGGCTTTCCTGACCCCTTCCTTGCCTAGATTGTTCTTAGCCATTGTCTAGACTCCTCAATTGCATCCTCTTCCAAGCCCTCGAATGTTCGGGATTGTAGGGTTTCTCCAGTGTCATAGTCTATTAGTTCTAGCTCATAAAAGCCAGGATTGTGGACTAGCCAAACGTGCACCACCTTGTCGAAGGTGCCGACAGAATAGATGAACTCCATGTTAGCCTTTCATTTTCACAATGTGAAACAGTCCCATCGGCTCACCATTGGCGTCAGGGTGATCATTCCACAATGCCCACAGTTTACATTGTGTACGGTCACTGTTGCGGTATGCAACAATGCCAGTTGACTTAAAAACAACAGCATACATTTAGAACCCTCCAGCAAGCAAGACACCCAACCCAGCGAAGACAATCACCAGGGCGATAGCGTCAACGATAGTTGACCCGAAGACAGTTGACTTTTGCATGGTTTAACCTTTCACAATCTTAATGACTTTGGCCATTTTGACACCGTGGGCAGGGTACGCGATAACGTCCACTGTCTTATCATAGCATGCGCGACAGCCGGAACACTTGCCAGCATTCTCATAGGCGCGACAGAGTGTAACACCATCAGGCAGGGTGTTAGCATCGGGCACGATAACGGAACCATGCAAGCCAGGGATGAAATCACCCGTGACACTGTCCGAAGAAAATCGAACCATGACATTGGGCAGCGCTTGCATCTCAGACAAAACCATTTGAAATTTAGGGAATTTATGCATGCGAGTCGGTAGCCAATGCTTGACCCACGGCGTGCGCTTCATAACCTCTAGAATCTTTTCGGCAAGCCCTAGCGTGTACATGTCACCCGAATCAAACCATCGGAAATATCTGTCAGAGTCTAGGGCCTTGACCATATCGTCAACCCACTCTAGGCGCTGCCAATCTTCCCGATTCTCAATCCGTGGCGCTTTGACATTCGGGTACCTGTAGTTGCCCGTGGTAGCGTAGCATCCCTTGCATGCGTCAACTAGTACGCCAGGAGACGCAAGGGAACCAGGGCAAGTGTCCAGGGCTTGCAGTGACCACGAACGAATTCCGTCAAGTTTGGATGTCACACTGATACGGATTGCCATGTTGTCCTCTGTAGGTTGATGATGTACGGATTGTGTCTGTGTTGTCTTACGTCTTGCTTACACTCGCTGAGACAGTGGCAGACCGTCAAGGCCTGAACGTGTCAGGATGTGGTCGTGCAGCTTAACCAGTGCTTTCTGCACTGCGTCACGCTCTGCATCGGTCAGACTCCCGAGGTCGTTGGTAGTTCCGTGGAATGCGTTGCGAATCCAATCAAGGGCGATCTCATGGGCGAATTCGCGTGGTGTGAGGTTGGCGATCTTCATGGTGTGCTCCTGGTGTTTACAGTGTGTTGACGATGCTGGTGAATTTATAGGCCTTGTGGGCTTCGATTGTGGCGCGTGGCGTGCCTAGTATGTCCGCGACCTGATCGGCGCTCCTGAGGGCTTTAAGGGCCGCTGCGCGGGTACTAAACAGTTCATTGTTGACCACATAGACTGTGGCGTTGTCGTTGATCATCTTTATGAGGGTGTCACGCTGGATCATCTTGCGCTCCTGTTAAGTGCTCACAAAATCGTGTGCTCTTACCCTATATGCATAATAGAATCGTGCCAGTTCTTGTAAGTGCTTGATTCTATTGGCATAGAGATTACCCTTATAGGGTTTACCCTGATAATAATGCACAAGATTGGTGCACAGAAATGCACTTGATTGGTGCGCTGATGGTGACGCTATAGGACGCTGGAGGCACCTCCATCGCCTCTCACGTCCTGCTAATGCAAACGCATTCTCAATAGACTTCATCAGTACACTGACGATCAGTACGCTGACAAGACCATGCAAGATCCGTGCCAGCCTATGAAGGTACCGGGGGAGGGGTCAGGCTCTATGAGTTTATTTTGGTGGAGCCTCTAGCGTTCACAAAAGAGTAAAAATAGACCTAAAGAAATAAGGGACAGAGTCGTCATGTAAGACACTGTAAGTGATTGTCAGCGTTAGAAAAATGGGGACAGAGTCAAAAGAGACGATGACGGAACACGGACACCCTGGAAGGGAGACGTTAGAGGGAGCAAATGAAAGAATTTTAACAAAAAGACAAGAAAAGACTTGACAAACAGACAAAGTTGTGTTATAATAGTACTATGATGTAAGCAAAGAAGGACTCTATAGACATAGAAGCCATAGAAGACATAGATGTTAAATATTATAAGTAATACATTATAAGTACTTATAATATTAACTATTAATAATTATTATTATAAGTTTACTTTATAAGTACTTATATGTAGGATTGTCTCCTTAAAGGATAAAGACACATGACCAAGCCAACAGGCAATAAGATCGGAAGACCGTCTAAATCTGACCTTGTCGAAACAAAGTCACGAACTTTAGGTAAACGTGGTCGTCCCCCAGGTGATGCAGCCATTATCAATGACTATAAGCTCAGGATGTTGAACAGTCCTAAGAGTGCTAAGGTCTTAGAGAAAATATACGAAGCTGCCCTTAACGATGAACATGCACACCAAGCTGCTGCTTGGAAGCTGATTGTCGATAGAATTGTCCCTGTGTCTGCTTTCGATCAAAGCAAGCAAGCTGGTCAAATGCCGTCTATTAGCATCAACATCTCTGGTCTTAATGACCCCAAGGTGTCTACGTCCGATGAGGTG